TTAGTGCCATTAATGACTGTTGCCCATCATAATATTATATTTTTTAATAGTTTTAACCCTGGTCTTTCTGATCAGGGTTTTTTTGTGTCTCTAGACTAGAGTAGTAACATAATATGTTATTATAATTCAAAAATTAGAATGAAACAAGGGTTAACATGGTTATATAATACTAGTAATAACACTTAAAAACAATTAAAATTATGACAAATTACAACATTACGATTAACGGGGTATATGGGATGGATTTCCTAGGCTACTCAGAAAAACTACTATTGATTTACTACTTAACTCAAAAGGCAATAAGTAGAGAAATTATTAAAGCAGGAGTTGGAGCAAAAGCATGTTCTTGGACTGTACAAGGATTTAACAGAGTTAACAAAAGATTAATGGAACATGGCTTTGTAAAAATAGTAGGACACGCTCAATATTCCTTAAATGAAACTAATATATTCTAATATGGAAGATTACCCAACTTATTATGAGTACAAGGCTCAGGTTGATAATCTGGTTAATTCTGGGACACTAACTACCGAGCAAGGCATTATCTTATTAAAGTGTTTTAATGCTACACTAGAAGGATCCCCTGTACATGTAAATTATTTGATGGCTTGTACAGGTTTAAATTGGCAAAAGATTAATTATGTACTTAATGGACTAGTCCTTAGAAAAGGTATCAGAAAGATCGAAGAAAAATACTACATGGTTTAAAAATGGCAAAAACTAAGAAAAATGATATTGAAAATTTTACAATGATACCTCATTGGTATTGGGAATGTGGCCTAGATTTAATAGAAGTTAGTATCATCGCAAGAATATCTAGTTGGCAGAGACAAAATAAAGATTTCTTTGAAGGTTATGATACAATTGCATTAAAATTTAACTGTCACTATAATACCGTTAGAAATACATTTACTAAATTAGAAAAGATAGGAATTATAGTAAAGAATGGCAAAGTAAAGCGAGCATGGAAATGGAAAGTAAACGAATTGAAATTAAATGGTTTAAAAGATTCTAACACCAGATGTAAGAATACTGATACATTCTTACACCCCATGTCAGAATTACTAACACCAGATGTAAGCTATAATAATCCTAAGAATATTAATAAGAATATTCTTAGGGTAGAAGAAAACACTTCAGGTGTTTCTTCACCCAGCATGCAAGACATAGAACTTTTAGCACTAAGCCTTGATATTTAAAAATAAGATACATAAACTAATAAAAAAACAAAATGAAAATTAAAGTACCAGTTACTGCTATAGAAGCAAACCTTACAGATCGTGAAATGGTCCTAGCAAATTTAATTCTACAATTCTTGTTATCAGATGTAGAAGGAGCTGGTGATGTAGTAATCGATACTGAATTTTATTTCCATGAACATGATATTAAACAAATAACACGTCATCAGCATGGTAACCTTGATGGTCCAGCTTTCACCAGATTGCGTGAAGTACTTCAGTTTAAAAAAACCATTAGAGACAAGGTTGCTGTTACCCTAAAGAACCCTAAATTAAACAGGACAGGTAAGCATCATGGTTCAATAACGATGGGAGACCATGTATTAACAGATCAAAGAGCAATAAACCTATATTTCTATTTAATAGGTATTACATCAGTTAAAGGTGTTGTAAAAGAATTTAAGAATCTAAGAGATATGCCAAAAAGTAAGGGTATCGAATGGAGTCGACTAGTAAAAGTACATGTATATTAAATGAGACCATTTGAAGATTATAGAGATATGGAAGAAGATGACAAAAGCTTTTTATTGCGTCTATTGTTCCATGACTTTTTAGCAACTGTAGATTATAATCGTTTAAAAAAGAAAGGACCACAATTCCTTAAAACTATAATCGATAATGATATGCGAGAACATATTAGATTACAAAATTTTGAAGCATGCATTGTCTTAAAGGACATGTCTAATATGTTTAAAGTAGAGATTAATAACCATGATGATATTTTATGAAACAAAAAGAATACAAAATTTACAGAGACAGTGAAGGAAACCTTACAATAGAAGGTAAACATGAAAATGTAGCATTCACTATTACCGCAAAGTCTGAAAATACTGCTAAAGAAGCACTTCAGCAATTACAAAGATTTGAGAAAAGAGAAGGACTAAAGGTTGATAAGTTATAATAACTTGTCAACTTTGTGTTTTTTTATATCTATAATAGTAAAAACATAACAAATTATATGTCAAAAAGCACAAATAGCAATTATTATTCATTTAATATTGACCGAATAGAACCTAATTTACCAGCCTTCATTGAAAGACCAGGTAAGAAATGGGTAATGTACGGAGACGACAACTTATTCCCACAATTTGTTGCAGGTTTATTTAATAGTTCAGCAATGAACAGAACTTGTATTCAATCTAAAGTTGATGGAGTATATGGACAAGGACTTCGCACAACAGATGAAGCAAAAAACTATATTCTTAATAGAGCAAACGCAACAGAATCTTGGAATGATGTCTTTGAAAAGATCGATATCGATTACGTAACTTTTGGTGGATTTGCATTAAATGTAGTATGGTCAAATGATGGAGAAACTATAGCAGATATTTACCATGTAGATTTCTCTAAAATCCGTTCAGGTATTCATAATCCAGAAACAAATGAAGTACATAAGTATTTCTATTGTCATGATTGGTCAATGTATAAGAAATTAGTAGTAACTGAATTTCCTAAATTTGATCCAGCTCGTTCAATAGAACATCCATCTCAATTATTGTATTTCTTTGATTACGAACCAGGTAGTTTATTCTATCCAGTACCTACTTATTCAGGTTCATTAAACGATATTCAAATCGATGTTGAAGTCTCCAAATTTCATTTGAACTCGTTAGCAAACGGAATGGCTCCAGGATTATTCATATCATTTAATAATGGAATTCCAGATCCTGAAGCTAGACAAGAAATATACGATGAAGTGACGATGGCATTTCGCGGGACAGAAAATGCTGGTAAAGCATTTATTGGATTCTCAGATGATGCAGAACATGCACCTACAGTTACGCCAATCCCTTCAGCTAATGATACTTATTATACTCAATTAGAAACTCGTCTTACATCAAGAATATTAACTGGACATAGAATTACTAGTCCATTACTTTTAGGATTATATCATGAAGGTGGATCAGGATTCAGTTCAAACGCAAATGAAATTGAAGTATCTTACCAACACTTTATTTCAACAGTAATTAAACCAATTCAAAAATCATTATTAAAAACATTTAATATGATAATGGGTTATACTGGAAATACAGGTGTAGAATTATACATTGAACCAAACAAGCTTGTAGAAGCCCAAGAAAATACAACAGCAGTAGAATAATGAGCGCATATAACGTATTACTAGTATCAGAAGAGAAGTTAAAATCATATACTTCAATTCACCAATCAGTTTCACCAACTGATTTAACGCCTTATGTTATGCAAGCACAAGATATTTACTTGCAAAACTATTTAGGAGCTACTTTCTATCAACAGATCATTGCTCAAGTTAAAGCTAACACTATCTCTGTACCTAATAGATTTTTATTAGATAATTACATTGGACCGATGTTGTGTAACTACGCGATGTACCATGCACTTCCATTCCTATCTTATAAAGTATTCAACAAATCAGTTTTAAAACCTAATAGTGAAACTGCTCCATCTATTGAATTAGATGAATTGAAGTTCTTACAAACACAAGTTAGAGAGGTTGCTGAATCTTACACAAAATTCATGCAAGTATACTTAAACAATCATTTAAGTGATTATCCTGGATATGCTGCACCTAACAGTGAAGATGGTATTGCACCAGATAATAAGACACCTTATTTTAGTGGCTTACAAACAAATTCTAATTATTTTAACTATAAGAAATACAGAAACTATCCTTACGGTAGATCAACAGGTCCTGCTGGTGGTGGTTTTGGTACAGGAACCAATCCAGGAGAGCAATGTTATGGGTGCGGAGATTGGCCTATGAATTAAAATATATAAGTATATGAATAAACCTAAAGAACCAAAAAGACTTTCTATTCCATATCCAAAAACGGTAAAGAACGAGAAACTGTTAAAAATATTCTTAAGTAAACA